CTGTCATCCACGGCTGCGCCGTTAACTCTCTCCAAGAGCGAGGAGAGTTTCTCGTTGGCTGCGGGTTTCTCATGGGCGAAATCCCCCGAGAATCAGCTAACTGTCCGACATGGGATAATCCCAGGACGCAGGTTCGTAGGACTGTGCGGGCGTAAACCGCTCGTTTAAGGAGCACAGCATCTAGGTTTAGGTTAGGGCTAGACGGGCGTCAACCGTCCGTTTAAGGAGCACAGCTCTACCGGGCGAGTGATCCCTTGGGATGCCAACTCGTGGGCCGTTGCGGATTTCATCCGTTCAGAACTGTCCCTCCCCCCTTCCTCCACCTAGACTAACTGTCCCTCCTCCTACTCCGCTGCATACGGCCCAATGGGGCCCATGACGGCGAACATACCCTATTACCGCGTAGGTATGACCAGGCTCGCTGACCTCTTCGGCTTCTCCCCGCTAAACTGTCCCTTCAGACCCAGTTTACTCCATCTGGTCGAACAGAATCGGCTAGAAGAGAGACAGGACAGGGAACAGTTGCCACGGTAACAACGCTTCGCGTAACTGCGATGTCACTATGGTCAAGTTGCCACCGACCGAGCATAAACTCGAGGGGCAGACCATACGTTACCCAAAACGACCAAACGTGCGAAGGCCAGCGGAAAACCCATCTAGGACGGGTAACCCTGATCAAAGCACGAGGAGGTCGACAGAGGGGAGACTTCACAATCTTGGCAGAGTAACCGAGTAAGGTTTTCCCGCGAAACAGGGAAGTACCAAACCGGAGACCCTCTTCAACGCGGGCGTTGTAAAGGTCTATCAACTCGTCAGGAGGCCTCACATCCTTGGTAAGGACGGGCCAAGCACGACGGAGACCAGACTCCACGACAACTGGACGGTTGAGGAGGCCTTGTCGGTACCACCGACGTTTAAGAAGGTGCTTATGAAGGAGACCAGGGACGGCGTTCACGTTAATACCATGCTGGGCGATGTCCTCACGCATCATTACGATTGCAGTCATCACCACGGGTATTCTACATGAACCCAATCCCTTCAAGATCTCCGAAAGGACACAGCCCTCTGTGAGGCTAGGTCGGGTGAAAGAGAGTACAGGTTTTCTAAGGAAAACCGACCGGTCACAGTCATAGGACTTACTGTTCAGTTCGATGAACCGCCTAGACAAACCGGTCTTCTCCGCATTCACAACCATGCCAAAAGAAGACACAGTATCCTTCCACACGAGAAAGTCGGCACGGGAACCCCTGAAGGCGATATCATCGCCGTTAATAAGACAGGGGATCCTCTTCCGACCCGACCTTCGACAGGAGAGAATGAAGGCGGCTCTATTTATTAGGCACAGAATTGGGAACGAAAAGTAGCTTCCCATCATCTGCCCTCGATAGAGCCTAAAAGGCTTCCGCTCTCCTACGCGGCCCATAATGGCCATAAGGTTCGACGGGTCGAACGACTCTCTCAGCACCTCCGCCACGTGGTAGGGAAGAGAGGGAGCACGTGCAATCTCGCAGGCCACAGCATAAGTAACAGAGGGATCAATATTCCCAGTAGCGTCATCAAAATCGCCACTGACGAAGAACTCACCCTCTAACAACTTGCCGAGCCTAGTTGCATGCTCCTTACTAAAATCCCCGCGGACCAGCCACCTTTTCCTCGAGAGGAAATCGTAGAGGGCCTCGTGACCAGGGCGAAGAGTATCCTTGACGTAAGCGGACTGGCTGGTTACAGTCCTAAACTTACCCTTGGTCTTCGCCGTTGCCACTCTCACCCAATACTTGGTAGCTTCACCACAAGGAAGCTCCCCCGCAGGTACTGACATGGTACCACCCTCAATCCTAGATGCTTCAAGGCACCCATTCTGGTCTGGCACCAGACAGGGATCGTAGCATCTACCCTTCGCCCAATCGGGACCGAGAATATCTCGGACGACTTGAACCAGATCCTTCACCGGATCAGGCGACCAGTTAACACTCTCCCGGACGAGAGGAGACGTGGCCTTTGCGCGCCACCTCCTCTTAGCATCCTCAGAGGCCCGTTTGTCACACGGCTTACACACGTCATCAAAGACGCGAAGCATGGATTTGAGTGCCTGGTTGATAGAGCGCTGTGCGCACTCATCTTCCAAAACACACGGTAGTCTAGACCTCACACTAGACAACTCTGCTCTTAAGGCAGTGCAATTTCTCCCTCGGAAAACGAGGGGGGACGATGGACACCCGTTAGGGAAGTATTCCATCTCCACCAGAGAAATTGCTCTATTAAGAGCTTGCCGGGTGGACCTTCCTGCAGGACAGGAGGCTTCACCAGAGTGACAATCGAAAGAGATCTTCACTCGGCTACCCA